GCGATCGAACACATCGACAGTGGCGGGCCACGGCGAGCCCACTTCCGGATCGACGTTCGAGTTGGTGAACGTCGTCACAGGCGGAGTGCCCGACGTCTGCACGCCCGAGATATAATTGACCGACGAGTCGCCGATCAGATAGAGGAAGCCGTTGGTCTGTTTCAGCTGAATGTACGAGACACGCAGGAACGAATCGGTGGACGCGAAACTGCCGCCGCCGTCAGCAGAGCTGAAATCGTAGACCGAGCCGGGCGCCGAATAGGTGATCGTCGGGCCGTTCGCGATCCACACGCGGCCTTGATACGTCTCAATCGCGGTGCCGCCGATAGCGGTCGGTATCGTGCCGCCCGAGAACGATGCACCGGGAGCGTAAAATGTCGTGCCGTCCCAGATGAAATAGCCGTTGGTCTGCTGGGCGACGATGAGGACGTATTTGCTGCCGTATTGAGTCAAGCCGACCGCGGCGCGTGCCGGATTGGAGATCGTGCCGTTGGCGGCGATCAGGTTCGAGCTGGAAGTATTGGTGTTGACCGCGTAGATACCACCCAGCGACGTCACGGCGAGCATGTAGGGCGTCGAACCGATGTTGAAGAAGTCGAAGAACACCACGCGACTGCCGCCGGTCAGCGTGAACAGTGCGGGACCGATGCCGTACATGGTGCGCAGGTTGCGCTTCGGGCCGAGCGGCATGAAACCGTCAAGCCAGTAGGCTTTCTTGTCCTCGACACCGGCGCGCGTGGTCGCGGTGTTGATGCCCTCGAAGTCCTCAAAGACGAGCGGGTCGGGCGGACCGGCAGGGGTGTACGGGTTGGACTGTTCGCCGGCGGGGGGCTGGGCTTCGATCATCAGTACCGCCCGTATTGATTTGTACTACGCCCCGGGCGGGCCTGCGTCGAATAGCCGAGCGTGCGCTTGTCGAACTGATCCTCGTAGTAGCGCGCGGCGTTGAAATTGCCGAGCTCCATGTAGGCAAGCTGCGCGGCCATGTACTTGACGGCGTCGGTCCACGGCTGCGGGATCACCTCGGGGATGGAATTGTCGAGCCGCATATCCTGCGGCAGGCAGAAGCAGTCGAATTCCATCTGGTAGGTGCTGTTGGGCGGGGGGTACAGATAAAACGACCCGCCGGCGCCCTGGCCGTACTGCGCACCAAAGGACGGGACGTACTGATAGGTCGCCGTCGAATAATTGCGCACCATGGCCTGGTAGACCGAGAAGGCGTACATCGGCACCGAGTAGCGGTACTGAGCGTAGACGATCGACACCGACTTGACGGCGTGCACCACATCGACACCCGGCCAGATCGCCACATTGATGTCGCTGAAATTGTAGACCTCCTGTCCGCCGTTGAGCACATTGATCGGCGACACCGTCGGCACCACGACCGCCCCGGTGCCCGGACCGTTGGCATCAACCACCGTGATGACCGGCTGAAAATAGCCGTCGCCGCCGTCGGCGACATCGGCGCCGGTCACCACGCCTGCCGAGAGGGTCAGGTTGATGACCGCCTGCCGCCCGTTGGGGTTTGGCGGCGCCCCGCTGGCCCAATCGGGCGTCGTGATGTTGGCAATGGGATGCACGTAGCCGGTGCCGCCCGCGGTCACCTGCGCACCGACAATCTGGCCGGAAATGGGCGTCAGGCGGCGCACCGACTGGGTGCGGCCGGCAACCTCGCGGCGGGCGATGTTGATGTACTCAAGCAGATCGGCAGGGTTCTCGAATTCCTGCTTTTGCTCGCGCAGGAAGCGCTGCACCGCCTTGCTGTAGAATTGCCAATTGATGGTGCTCACTGCCCACCTGCCTTGGAAATCCCCATCTTCGGACCCTGCGCGGGATCTCCGGCGCCGTCATACTGCCAGCGGTTGGTCGAAGCGTTGGACTGCTTGCGCGCGCGGTCCATGAATTCTTCGTAGTGGCCCTTGTACATATTGGCGGCTTCCGCCATTCGGGCGTTGGTCTGCGCGGACATCAGGGCAAAGTAGGCGGCAAAGAACGGCACGCAGTCGGTCCAGAAATACGGCAGCGCCTCCACATCAGTGTCCAGCGCCAGCGCCTGCGGATAGCAGACCGAGTTCAGGTTCAGCGTGTAGACGTCATCGGGAATTGGCGAGAGATAGAAGCTGCCGCCATTGATCGAGGTGTTGGCGACGCCGCTCGGCGCCGCGCCCTGGCCGAACTGCGCCCACACGGTCGGGGGACCGGAAGAAGGCACCGGCGTGTTCAATTCATACAGCGAGAACCACGGCCATGGCCGCGGCGTCATCCACAGCGCGCCCTGACCGACCTGGTAGCTCATGCTCCGGATGTTGATGATACCCTGCACGCCGGTGGTCGCGGGGACGCCAAGAGCAGCGTCCTGGAAGCGGTAGACATTCTGCGCGGCCACCGTAGGGATGGTCGCCATCACCCGGATGCACTCGCCCTCACCGGCGATCTGGCCGCGAGCGACGTTGACGAAGTAAGTCAGATCCGAATCGGCGTACAACCCCGTCGACTGCGAACCGGGAAGCTGCAGGAGGCGACGAGTCTGTGCGAGGTAGGCTGTGAGCAAAGCAAAACTCCTTTGCCGAGCAGCCTACACCTTCCGCAGGACGATGTAGTTGGGCAGGATGGACCGTTCGGCGTCGATCACATGATAACTGAACAGCCCGTCCGGGCCCTTGGTCAGCAGGTAGTCGTTGCGCATCATCGCACCCTGCTGCGCACCCACCGCATTGGCGTTGCCGATCGCGACGGCGTTGCCGGCGATGTCGGTATCCGGTACCGTCATCACCTTGGCGACGTTGTAGCGCGCATTCGCGCTCACCCCCGTCAGGGACTGGCTGTAGGTCGCCATTTACGGTCCCGGCTGGATGATGGCGATGTCGAACTTGCTGCCCATGACGTTCGTCGGCGTGGCCAGCGTGAACGCGCCAGCAGCCGGGAAAGGCGTGGGAATTTGTACGATCGTCGGCGCCGAGAGGAACAGCCCGCCATCGTAAACGGTCGCCGGGGTGCCCACACTGACCGACGCGCCGTAGACGATGTTCGCCGGGCGCGGCAGCCACGCAAGGAAGCTGGCTTCCGGCGAGTTGGCGATCGCACCCGCAACCGGTCCGCCGCCCGCCGTCGTCATCATGGCCGTGGTGTACCCGACCCCTGCGGTGCTCAGCGAGGACGACACCACTGTCTGCATGACGTTGGCCGTCAGCGACCCGGAATTGCCCGCACCACCGACCGTCAGCGTGATCGACGCCAGCGAGCCGTTGTTGAGCGGCGAGCCGTGGTTGGTGACCAGCGCGCCCATGATCAGACCGGCAGAAGCCAGCGTGAAGGCCACGGTGGCATTGGTGATGCCGACCGAGAGGTTGGGATCGAACGGCGAGGGCACGATCACCGCGACCGGAGCGGTCGGGTAGCCGGCGCCCGGGTTGGTGATCGACACCGAGGACACCGTGCCGCTGGCGATCACCGCGATCGCCGATGCCTGGATACCGCCGACGCCGTTGGCGTTGTTCTGCGCCTGCGGGGGCGGCGGGATCATGACAATCGGCGCCACACCATAGCCGGCACCGTTGGCGACCAGCGTGCCGCCGGAAATGTTGAGCGCCCCACCGACGATCGGCAGCAGGGTCGGAGCCGCACCGGCGAAGGTGCCGACGGCGGTAATGGTGGTGGTTGCCTGCACGTAACCGGTGCCGGCGTTGGCCACCGAGGCGCTGACCACACAGCCAGTCAGGTTGGCGACGCGGACGGTAAAGCCGTCGGCCGACACCAGAATTGCGCCGCGATTGAGCGCCGAGCCCGAACCGAACGCCCACGTGTTGTTAACCGGATCCAGAAACTGGAGGACGTTGTACATCCCGAGGCTGATGATCCAGTCACCGGCGGGGATGACGAAAACCTCGCCCGGCGCCAGTCCAAGCCGGTTGCTCGACGGATCGGCAGGCGCGTTCTGAAGCTGCGACGGGTAGAGGTTCTGCGGGATCGGAAGACCTACCCCGGGACCTGAAAGATTACCTGGCATCCAAGTCTCCTGTTAGAATGCAGCGCCCTGCAAGTTGTAGCCGTGGAAGCCGGAAACCGACTTGGCGGAAAGAATGTCGTACCCGACGACGACCACGCCCTGCTGGCCCATCTGGCCCAGCGGCACCAACGAGTAGAACCCGCTGAAGTCGAAGGCGGCGTCCTCGGACATGTACATCGAGGTGTACTTGACGTTGATGCCGAATATCTCGCCCTTGGGACAGAAGTGGTCGGAGAAAATGGGAACGCCGGAAACGACGAGGTTCGTGAAGGACGACCGCACCGCCGTATCCATCGACATGACATTGCCGAGCTGCGGGACCTGATGAATCTGCTCGATGCCGATGAAGGTGTTGTTGAGGGTGGCGTAGTCGCCGGGGTTCATCACGACGAAGGTGACGCACTCGCCGCCGGCCGCGTCGGTGGTGCCCGCCAGCAAGGTGGCCATGCCCGCGCGTGTGAAGCCCGCGGGGCCCTGACTGTAGGTGCCGCTGTTGAGATTGATGTATTGGCCCTTGAAGGCCGAGTTGCCGGGGGCGTTGCGGTTGATGCCACCGTAGGTCGGCACGTTGGTGCCGTCGTCGAACGCGTTGTAAAACGAATCCGGCATCTGCGAGTTGGCGGCGTTGCTCGTGAACGACAGCCGCGCCATGTTCTGGCGGGTGACCGCGTAGACGTCATTCATCCGGGTCTTGAGCAGCGATAGCTCGCGATCGGTGGCCTGGATGATCGTCTCGCCGAACGGGAGCGGGACCGGGACCACCCAGTAGGCCAGATTCCATTGGCCGTTCTGGACGCCGGGGGTGACGACGGGGCTATTGAACGCGCCGCCGTAGCCGGTCCATTGACCTTGGACCATCGACTGGCCCTGCAATGGAATCGTGACCTGGTTCAAGCCGCCTGCCGCGCGCTGGGCGTTGCCGGTCATGTAAAACAAAGTTGGTGAACCAAAATAGATTTGGACAAACAACTTTGGGACGAATGCCCTACGAGTTACACTTGACAACTCTGTATAAAGTGACCCTGCAGCAGGCGCTACGCCAAGACCGGGAAGTGGCATTTCAAACTCCTAAATCAGCGCCCTGCGCGGAAATCCTGTAACGCCTGATTGGCCAGCCGATCGACGGTGTTGCCTTCGCCCTTGTTGGCGATCAGCTCCTTGATCAGCGCGTCCGTCTTTTCCTCGGTGTCCGCGAAGCCCCACGAGGATCCGGTGATCCCGCCGGCCGGCGTGGCGGGCATCTGCGGCGGATTGGAGCGCTCGAAAATAGCGACGGCATCGTCCACGTCGAGAAGGCCCTTGGCCTCCATCAGCTCACGGACCGCCTTGACGCCCTCATCGGTGTACCGGTGCTCGCGCTTGAGCTTGGCGAAGGCGCGCTCCTGCTTGTCGAGCGTGCTGCGGATGCTGGCTTCGCGCCGCTCGTCGTCGCGCTCCTTCTGGAGCGCATCAAGCTTGGCCTGCATCTCGGTCTTGAGAGCGTTGATCGGTTCCTCGCGCAGGCGCTCCTGGTCGAGGAAGGGGGTCGGAGCGTTGGGCTCGACGATCTTGTGCGCCTCCTCGAGGCGGCGGCGCGCGGCGGGATTCTGGACCATGCGATTGGCGACGACCGCCAGCGCGTGCATCCGGTTGTACTCGGCCTCGTCGACCTCGATCTTCGGCATCGCTTACTTGCTCCCCGGCGAAGATCCGGCGTTCGGGACGTGGCTGATGCCCATCCCCGGCGCCTTCTGCTGGGCCGGCATGTGCGACGGCCGGCCGCCGATGTCGGAACGGTCCAGATCGACCCGGATGATCTGCTCATCGGAGGTCGGGATCGCCTTGGTGGGGTTCTGGAAGATGTTGGGCATGGATGCTCCTCAGTAGTGCTTGCCGCGGTAGACGGGCGCGAGGTTCTGGGTGCCGATGTCGCGGCCGGGACCGGACGCGGGCGTGAAATTGCGCAACTGCACCTCGGCCATCGTCATCGGGACGCACACGACCTCGGGGTTGTTCTCTTTCGGCGGCATTTCCACCTTGGTCTCGAAAATGCTCATGCCGCTGCTCCTGGCTGGGGCTGCGGTTGCCCGCCTCCCGGTGCGCCGCCGCCCTGCGCCATCTTCTGTCGCATGGCCTGTAGCGCCTGCATTTGCTGGTTGTTCTGCGCCATGTTGCGCTGCTGGGCTTCGATGGAATTCTTCTGGGCGGCCGGGGTGACCGAGCCGTTGGGGACAAACTTGGACAATCCCTTCAGGGCTTTCAAAACCTCTTGGCCCGCCTCGGACGAAGCACCGAGCTGCGGAAGCAGGGACTCCAAGTGCTTAACGACGACGCCCAGCTGCTGCATCCCTTGCGCTTCGAAGCCCTTGTTCGGCGTCGGCCCCGTTGCCGGGGATTGACCGAAAGGGGGCTGCGATGGAGGTGCGCCGGGGGGAGCAGGAGCTGGGATCGGCATCTTGGAAGCTTACTTCCGGCGATGCTTACGACCGCGGTTGCGAACGATCATGGCCATTCTCCTGGTTGTCAATTCGCACAGTATCGTGCGCGGCCAACCTCGACGGGTTCCCAAGGGAAGGCCAGACCGAACGGAACGGAAGCCTCATGAACTTTTCAGTTGCGTCTAGTAATTTGCGGAACTATAAGGTTTGCTCATGAAAAACGGCCATGATCGCAACTGGTTCACCCTGAAAGAGGCTGCCGCCTACATCGGCGTCCATCGCGACACGATCTACAACTACATCAAGCGCAAGAAGAACCGGCCGCCATTCAAGCGGTTCACCGATCACGGTCCGTATCGATTCCCCAAAGAGCAATTCATCGAGTGGGCCGACGGTCCGACCAAAAAAGGATGACCTGAATGTTCAACGTGTCGATCTCGCACGGACCTGTCGGAACGGTGTGGGCGCTGCTGTTCAAAACCGAGGAAAAAGCTGTCGAGCTACTCAGCACCGTCGTGTCGGTCCACGGCAAACAGGCTGGCGAAGGCATACTAAGCGGCACTGACGACTTCGGGCAAAGTTACGCAATTCCGTTTGAAAACATCCACGCCATACTTCTCGAAGACCTCGACCAGATCGAACAGGCCCGCATCCAGCGCGCGCTCGCCGACGAACGGGTCAAGGCGAAGTTCATGGTTGCGGCGAAATCGGAGGCGATCCAGGGTCAGCAGGCGCCGATCATGACGCCGTTTGGAAGAGGCTAGTGATGCTGCCCGTGTCCACCCAGCATCTTCTCGATCGCCTTGTCCTTGCCCTCGGGCGATAGCTGGGCGAACAGTTTCTCCTGCATCGCCTGCCCCGACTTCTTGTGCTCGATGAAGGCCGCCTTGGCAGCTTCCTTGTCGGGTACCGACGAGTTGTCGATCAGATAGAGCCCATCGACGACGCCCATCTTGCCGAGCGCGAAGATCAGTTGCTGCGCGTCATCAACAAAGATCGGCGACGAGCGGTGGCTGTCCACCGTGATGCGCCAATCCTCCGGCAAATCCGAAATCATGAAGTTGTCCTCCATCTTTTCGGGGTCGACCCAGTATTTCCGATCCTCCTTGGCCTCCATCATCGTCGCCGTGAGGTCCGCGCACACGGCGCACTGGCGCTCGATCAGCAGGGCGCGATCGCGCAGGGTCGGCGATGCCGTTTTCATCAAAGTCTCGGCGTGGGCGCCGGCACGGACGCCCGACTCGCCCTTGCCCTGCATGATCTCGGGGAATGAGCCGAGCGTGTTGACCTGCTGGATCAGCCACTCGATGATCTTGAGCAGTTCGGGCGGGAATTTGGGCGTCAGATCCTCGGCGCCGCCGTTCATTCCCAGGTTCAGGTACCCGGACTGCCGAAACTGCGCGTAGCCCTCGTCGGTGATGGTGTTGTCGCCCTTGAAAGCGATGATCTTGTCGATCTGCAAGCCGATCAGCCGCTTCAGGTCGTCGCACATCTGCGCCAGGAAAGCCTGCGGCTCCATCAGGTCGATCAACTCGCTCCGCCCCCAGATGTACCCGGTCATCGGGTTCGGCTGGATGATCCGGTAAGGCTGCACCCGCTCGATGCCCATCAGGTTGGACGTCTTGAAGCGTGTCACCAGGATGTCGGGATTGACGATCTGGATCGTCGCGTAGTCCTCCTCGCCCTTGATCCACAGTTCGTGGAATTCCACCGTCGGGGCACCGTCGGTCGGCCCCATCATCGGGTAGTTTGGATCGTTGCCGATCTGCACGACGCCTCCCGGCAACGGGCGCGTCGATGATTGAACGCCGGTTTGCAGGATCGACGACGACAGAACGTTGTGGACGAAGCTGTCGGGACCCGAACCACCCGCACCCTTCTTGGAGTGCGTCATGATCTTCTCGTACAGATCCTTGGCCTTGGGGAAACGCCAGATGCGCTGCCACACCTCGGGGCCGGTGAGCTGCGAGGTCTCGCAGATGACCTCCTGGTTGGCAATGTCGGTCTCGCTTTCCTTGTAGAAACCGAGATTCCACGGCATCACCACCTTCTTCTCGTAAACGATCCGCGGCTTGCCCTCCGGTCCCTCGTTGCGCGGCCACTGCTTCAGGGCGACAAGGCCGTACTTAAGCGCCTCGTACACGCCCTGACCGAACAGCATGTCGGTCGAGGAGTGCTCCCACTGGCGGGTCAGATGCTTTGCAAACACCTCGCCACGCTTGATGACGTCCGACTTGTAAGCGTTGTCGAAATCGCAGGCGAATTTGAGGTCGGTAGGGGAAAACAGGTGCGACGCCGTGCGCTCGAGGTGATAATTCATCGTATTGATGAGCGCCTTTTGCCCGGTCACCGTGCCGGTCTCGGCGACGGTGTTCAAAATCCGGTAGTAGGCGGCGCGCACACTCTGGCTGATCCGGCAGGTCTCGATCAGTTCGTTCGCAAAGGGAACGAGCTCTTTCTCGCCTGTCGGAATCTGGATCATACCGGCGACCTGTAGTTCGGATTATTGCTGATCTGAAGCGGCAGGGGAGCCTGCCCGACCGGGGTCATTATCCGCTGCAGGCGGTTGCGCTCGCGCAGGCCGGCGTAAGTATCCTTGTTCTGCATTACCCTTCCGTCGGGCAGCACCATAGGCGCATGCGCCTGAGCGGCGCGCGCCATCGCGTCCGAATTCCCTGCGCCAAACCCGACGGGCATTCCCGCGCGCTGCATCGCATCCATGTGCTGGGTGACGGGATTGACGATGTCCTTGGTGGCGAACTGGGTGTCGTTGCGGTCGTTCAGGTCGGTGATCTTCAGGCTCGACATTTCCTCGGGCGAGGTGCCGGCCATGGCAGCAGCCATCTCGGCGCGCTGCACCGAGCCATCCATGATGTCGCGGGCGACCTTGTCGTTGTTCTTGGATTTCTGCGACAAGAAAGCCGGCATGCATATTTCATCATCGGCACGGCGGTTGTTGATGTCGGCGCCACACTCGGGAATCTGACAAAAATCCGGCCAACCGACGCTGACGTCGTACTTAAATTTGCCCCGGCATACCGGACACTTCAGGATCACTGCCATCAGGATCTCCGCGCCGGATGATACTGCCAGATCGGATGCCCCGGCGGAATGATGCAGCTCGGGCCTAAAACCGGAACCGCAGAAACTCGGCCTTCCCAAATAACCGGCATACGTTCGACCACGATTCTACCTCCGTCCGTATCGCCAAGCCTGCTTGGCCGCCAGCCGCTGCTGGTCCAGCCGCCCCTTGGCCTTCTGCCCCATGAAGGCCGATAGCATGTTTGCATTGAACAGGGCGGTCTGGTCAACAATAGACTTCATCTTCTTGGCGGCTTCCGCCTCCCGGGTCCGCTTCTGGACGATCAGGTTTCGGCGGATCTTAGAATCCCAGTAGTGTGCCCCCATCGCTGCCGCAACAACGCGATCGTCTTTTTGCCCGCCTTCGGCGCCAATTGACGCACCGTCTCGCGTGACGTTTTTCATCTCCTCGACCAGATCGTTTGAACGAATCCTAAACTGGCCATTCGAAACGAACCCGCGAAGCTCCTCCATAATCGCCTCTTTGTTATTAGGCGAAGTTTTCCAATGCCATACCGAGGCACCTCCCGTCAGCGAGTCGGGGCGCGCGTACATGAACTGCTTGACGTTCGCAAAGATATTGCGAAGGCCCTGCTCTTGCATCGGCGCGTAGCCATTCTCGATCTGGAATTTCAGCGACTTCAATTCCTGCAGCACCGCGCCACCCGGCCCGTTGATTTCAAGGATGTAGTAAATCTCATTCAACGGCTCGTTACCGTACCACGCCATGATCCCTGCCGCGACGTGCGCCAGATGTTTGGTCGAAATCATCGGGAAAGCGTACTCGGCAACCTGGTCAACACCGTCTGCGAAACAACGAAGCACCTCGATCGCCGACCGGTCGTTGTTCTCATTCTCGCCGAACGCCGGGTCAATACTTACCACGTAAACCGCTTCCGCTACTGGCGGCTCCCACACCTTTAGCTCGATATTCCGTGTGGTTTCGGCGCGGTAAACCTTCATATCCGAGAATTCTCGGCCACCGATGAACATGTACGGCGTGTACTTACGCTGCACAAACTTGTCGGTCTGTTCCTTCAGTGACTGGCCGGCAAAAAAAGTGCTGCCTGTTTGCTGAAACGCCTCATCCTCAGTCCACGGATCTTCCTGCTTCTGCAGGGAATCGCCTTCGAACCCCGCATCAACATCGCCTTCGATGCGTGCAGCCGGATCGACCAGCTTGCGGTACCAAGCCAACTGCTCCTGCTGGATTTCAAAATTGTACTGCTCCTTGACCGCGTCGATCTTGGCCTGCTCCTCCTTGGTCGGAGGTTGCACACCGTACAGCGGCCAGTCCTTCTCGTCGGTCCGCTCGATCCGTTGCTTGTCGTGCGCCCACCACCCAATAAAAACACAGACGCAGTGGTCCGTATCGGCCCGCGCGATATCCCACATGTCCTTCCACTGATTGGGACCGCGCGCAGTTGACTCGTAAATGTAAAGACGATCAGGATTGAACTGCGACAGCGAACGCCTGAACGACACCAAGCCTTCTTTGTTGTCGTAAGAACAAAGTTCGCTCATGTGGGTCATCGACAAACCTGCCGATCGACCGAGAGTGCCGCTGGTCTTCGTCTTTTTGACGCCCGCTGACTTGAACAAAATCTTGGAATTATTGACCAGGGTCAGCCCGTCCCGGTTATCGCCGCCCTTCTTGACCGCCGGAAACTTCAGCGTATCCGGCAAATCGGCAATCATCGTCGTCAACTCGGCACGCGCCAGGTTCTTGTTCTCGTTCGAATCGAACACCAGCGCGCCGGACAGTCCGCGGTGAACCCCCAGGTAGAACGTGGAAAGCGCGCGGCAGATAGTGGTGATGCCAAGCTGGCGAGACTTCAAACAGTAGAAATCATGAATGTCCTTTTCCAGGCCGTCCATGATCGCGGTGATGAACAAGCGCTGGCCGTAGTAGATGTTGTCCCCCAGCGATATGAAGGCATCGTCTTTGGAATTTATGTGGCATTGCGAGAGGAAGGCGTAGAACGCCTGCTCGAACGCGACCCGCTTTTGATGAGACCAGCCTGCCATCAGGTCACCGTGAAATAGGCCGGCGCCGACACGCTGGTGCCGGTGACGACGTTGATCGACCACTGGCCGATCTGGTTGAGTACGCCCGCATTGAGGAAACAGAAAACATAGGTGCCGCCGTGGAAGCGCCCGAGCGCGGTGTAGACGTCGGTGAATTGAGGCTGGACGCGGAGCGAGTTGACACTGATGCTGGTCCCATCGGGGCGGGTCAGGGTCGCCGTGAACACCTGGCCGGGAACTATCTGGTACCCTACGGAGATGAAAAAAGAAATAGCCTGGGTATGGTCGACCGCAGGGGGCAAGGCGATCTGGAGGAAGCGGCCGACCGCCGAGGAGCCGTAGTCGGTCTGCAAGGCAATGAATTGCGACCGCTCCCACGTCGCGTACTCACTGACGCCAAGGGCGTCGAGCGCGGCCATGACGTCGATCGTCGAGACGACGAACCGTTTTATGCCCGTGACGCTATCGGCCGCCGCGGCGGCCTCAATCAGCGCCAGCCTGAACTTGCCGCTGGACGTGACGTTGTCAGCGGCGCTGGCGGCCTCGCTGATGGCGGGGCGGAAAATGGCGCGGGTCGAGGGCGTGTCGACCGCGTTGGCGGCTTCGGAAACCGCCGGGCGGAAAATGGCGCGGGTGCTGGGCGTGTCGACCGCGTTGGCGACTTCGCTAATGGCGGGCCTGAAAATGGCGCGGGTCGAGACAGTGTCGACGGCGCTTGCAGCCTCACTGATCGCCGGCTTGAAAATCGCTTTGGCGGCTACCGTGTCAACCGCAGTCGCCGCTTCCGAAATCGAGACGTTGTAAATGTTGCCGCTTTGAGCAAGCAACTGCGCGTCGAACCAGCCCTGCACCGTGATCTGCGGGTCGAACCACTTCTTGGCATTGAGCGGCGGCTCGTAGACCGAATTGAGGGCCACGCTACTGCGGCCCGTTCATCTGGTTAAGGCACGTAGCCCCAGCCGGTATCGTCAACGTGCCGGAAGCCTCATGGGCTTCAACCGCGAATGAATTGGAGCTGGTGCTGTTGACGCCGTGAATGTCCAGCGACCACTGCAAATTGCTGGCTGCCGTGATACTTGCCGTAGCCATGGCTGATGATAGAGCCGTAGCTGCTGCCGTGTTTGAATAGGCGCTGGCCGACGCCGTTTGATAAGTCAGAACGCTGACGACACTGCTGATCGCCGCTGATCCCACCACTTCAAAAGATACGATGCCCGTGGTTCCGACCTGCATATAGCCGCTGCAAACCGCGTGGAACGTCTGACCGATCGGCGCGACAAACTCCAACTGCCCGGTGTTGGATGTCGCGCCAGCGACAATGGTAAAGCCTGTCGTGGCATTCGTGTACGCCGACGCGATGCCTGATCCCTGTGGGTTCTGGGAGCATGCACCTGTAGTCGTGTAGTTAAAGATGATATGTGGGAACACGGTTGCGAGAAATTGTTGCGTCGCCAGCAATTCGCCGCAGTCGTTTAGATGCTGCGCGTCGCTGCTGTTCACGAGTCCTTGCGCCACTCCCCATGGTGGGGTCAGCCCCATTCCGGTGTTCTGCGCCGTGAATGGAAAGGCGCTCGACGTGGTGCCGCTGATACTGCCCATGAAGATGTCCGCCATATTCAGGCAGGCCCAGCCTTGTGCTTGGCAATACGTCAGCGAACCTTGCTGAAGCGCGGCATACGTCGCAGGGGCACCACCCGAATTGTAGGGTGGTGGCACCCAAAACATCACGCTCGCGCCGAGGTTGATCAGATCGGTAGCGACGATCTGATTCTGTGCGTTCTGCTGCGTCGAGGTGATGGCAGAGCTGGCGTTGGCATCGTTCTCGCCGTTTTCCAGCGTGCCAAGGGCGATCTTGCCGGGTAGAATCTTTACCCAAGCCATCCCGCCATCAGTGACGCCAGTCTTGGTGCCAGATGCGAACCATGGTGACGATGCGCCGCCGACGCCCATGTTATCGACAGCAAAGCCCGTGGTGCAGGCGGTGTTAGATGCAGTGCAAAACAGCACGCCCTCATAGGCATAAAGATAGTTCGTCGCGCCAAGCGCCGTCAGCGTCAGCGTCGATCCCGTAGCCGGCTGGCTGGCGAAGGCTACCGGGTTCGCAAAGTTCTGGATCGCGACAGCGGCCGTACCGCTGTTGGCGTTGCATGCACTGCCGACGGACGATCCGTTGATCGTCACCGTGTAACCGTTGATGCTCGCGCCCGGCACGCAATAGATGTTCACGCTCGAATAGGGTTGACCGACGTTGATCGTGATGACGCCGCCACTCGAAAGCGTCATCAGTGAGCCGCCGTTGAGCGAGACCCCGCTTTCCTGCGGCCCCAGTAATGTCGAGTTCGTGATAGTGCCCGACGTTAGCGTGTAGCCATCGCCAGCCGAAACCGTCGTGGTTGCGTTCGACAGCCGAACGATTGGCCGAGCGCCAGTCGAGTATTGCGGGTAACGCTGAGAAAGTTCGTTGATCAACTGCAAGGCGAACGTGCTACCGAGCCGGATCGGACCGAACGTGCAAGGAGCCTGCTGATTACAGGTGATGATCGAATCGCCAAGGTTTTCGATCCGCACTATTCCAGAGCCGATTGCATTCCACACGCGATAGAGCGAGGCCAGAGATGGGCCAACGGTGTTAAGCGGGGTCTGCCATGTCGCAGTGGTGCTGCTGGTTGCCGTGAGGTTCTGTCCGAGGGTCGGTGCGGTCGCGCTCGACACGTTGACCGTGGTCGTGGCGCTGGCGACCGCATTCGCGATTCCGGCGGTCAGGCTCGCGGCGGTCCCGCTGATGTTGGTGCCCGTGAACGACGGGGTAGTGGTGACCGACCACGTTCCGCTCGATATCGACGGGATGCCCGTGCTCGCGGACGTGTTTTGGCCGGTGCCGCCCCATTGTGCGCCTATTGCGGTGCCGTTCCAGACGCCGGTAGCTATCGTCCCCAATGAAGTCAGGGACGACCCAGTGATGCCTGCTGGCAGAGACGAGCCAGACAAACTACCAGCAGGATATCCCGTGGTGATGCAACCGACGCCGGTTCCTGACGTATATTGAAGCCAGTTACCAGTGGCCGAACACGAGGGCCAGCTCTGGCCACTCGGCGTAGTGCCCGTCAGTGCGCCCAGCCATTGATTTGCACTGAGGGCAGGCAATGCGGCGTAGGGAATGCCGCCGTAAGTCAGAAATCCGCCGGATGCATTGACAGCAAGCGCGAGGGCAGTAGCCACGCCCGTACCCGGAGTAATGCTCGTGCCCCACGCCGACCCCGTCGATTGCGGGATGCCTGAGGCGGGATAGGAGCTGATGCCGGTTCCGGGGCAATTCAGCGTGCCGCTCGATAGCGTGCAGCCCGAGGCGATCGTCACTATCCCGAACCGCGCCGGCGATCCTCCGTTGTTTTCGATCAGGCCCTCTGAACTGCCAGGCGGGGTGTTCTGCGCCAGCGCCGGGGTGCCCAACAAGCAAAGCAATAATACGAGAACCTTTTTCATACTTCCGCCACCCATCCTAAACTCGTATCAACCCAGGTCTGCGCTCCCCCCTTGGTGTAGACCTCGTTATTCCCCGTGATGCTGCCGGTCGCCGGCGACGCCGTGATCGCGTTCGTCTGTGCTGTCTGCGCGTAATCGACGATCGTCACCTTGTTGTTCGACCCCGCCGCCGTCGGAATCGTCGATGTCTTGGCGCCCGCCGTAGCACTGTTCCACAGGATCAAGCAACTCCCGGACGACATCGAGGCTGGCCCGGCGTCGGTCGTGCCGGTAGAGACAATCCGAACCTGCGGATACGCCGACACCGGATTGGCGGCGGTGACCTTGAGCTCGCCGCTGGCATCGAACGTGCGCCAACCCTGCCCGTACACGAACTCGCACATCTCGCCGGGCTGCAATGTCGAGCTGTATATTTTGTTGGTGTTGGTGCCATCGTTCAGGTTGACGGTGATCAGGTTGGTGACAGAGGCCGAGGTGTTCAGGATGATCAGTGTGTTTATGTTGCGCTGCACCGAGGCGCCGGGCGAGCCCACCACGGTGGTCGTGGTGGCGCCCGTGATCGACGCCGTATTCAGCCCGGTCGGGGTAATGGTGCCGGCGTTGTTGTCGAGGTAGGAAGCATGGACCGAAACCGCCCCGGCCGACCCGGTGGTGACCGAGATCAGCGCCGAGGTGCTGCTGAGAATCAGCACCTACATGCTCACGGTGTACGACACCACCACCTGGTCGGTGGACGCTACCGTCTTGTTGCCCCCGGTGAACTGACCGGCCGACCAGAGCGTGCCGCCGGTATTGTCGATGGTGTTCAGCGCTCCGGATCCGTAGACGATGAAGGCACCGGTGACGGTGCCGGCACCTGTGAAGGTAAAGGTCAGGGAGGCTGACAAAGCGATCGCTCCGCCGGACGCCGCGGCCCATGCGCAGGTGTTCCGGGTGCCGGAATAGGTCGGGGCGTTGGCGTTGCCCGCCTCGAGCCAGCCGGCGTGACTGGTCATGGTGTCGGCGGCGGAGACGGCGGTGAAGGAAGTATTTGAAATCAGGCCCATATAGGGACCGGTGACGGTGTAGGCCGAGCCATTCAGGAAGGTGTTGAAGGCGAGGTTCTTGCCGGGGGTGGTGACCACGTTGTCGAACGTGTCCTCCCACTTGGCGTTGCCGTCCTTGTCATAACAGACGGCGGTGAAGACGCCCTGAGCGTCAAGCTGGTCGCCTAGCAGCACTGGCTGGTCTCCGGGTTCCCGGAGACCATAGGCGGAATAGACCAATCAGGTCAACGGCGACCGAACCCCTGTCCGCGACTCGCCTGCTCCATGGCAGCCTGCGCCATCTGACCGAGCGTCTGAACGATGCTCCAGAAAATGGCGGCCTCGTCCTGGTTGAAAGCGATGAATGAGAACGGCTCGCCATCGTCGCCGGGCGGGATCGCCAGCAGCGCGCCGCCGAACTTGGCATCCTTGTTCAGGCGGATCTGGGCGGCCATCGACTCGAACAGGCGAGCTCGCGTCTCGACGGGGTCAGGGGGTTCGTCAGACATCTACCGCCTCAAGAACGTCGTCGATAAGCGGAACAAGATTCTTGGCATCCGCACGCAACGGCTCGTGATTGACCGGCCAGCGACGACCCGTCAGCGCCTCCAACAAACCCTCGCGCTCCTCCGCCATGTTGCCGAGCACTGTTCGGCAACGCCGCAGGATCATAACGAGGTCTTTCGTAGACGCTTCTGAAACGATCACACGTACCTCCACGCCGATGCAAACGGCTTAATCTCCCCGAGGAACATCGACCCGGCCGACGCCGCATTGGACAGCTGCACCGCCTTGCCCTCGTCGAACCCCTTGTAGGCCGCCGTTTTGCCGTTTTTGGCGAACGTGACAACCAGTTCCTGATTGTCTTCGTCCCAGCCTACTTCGGACAGCAGGGAGGAGAAAACTGGTTTGGACCAGGACATCACCGATTCTCCCACGCAGCAACGCAAACCGGTACGATCGGGCGGATCAATTCGCGCATTGCATCGGCGTAAACACGAATCTCGTATTGCGCGTGCCCGTCGCATCGAAGCGTCAGGAACTTGAGCAAATTCAAAAGATCGACCGTCGCGAACATGTGGCTGTAAGCCGCCACTGGCAGCACCGAACGCGCTAGTTCGCGTGGCACGCCTCGCTCCAGCAATCCACGATATATCTCAAAAGCGTCCTCGCACGACTTTCGGATTAGCCCCGACGACACTTCGTCAGTAGCGCCGGTCCAAACCCGCGCCTGTTTACTGCTTGCGCTCTGCGCCCCGATATCCTCCGGACGCGGCACGTAGAACTCTTCCGGAAGCTCGCGGTAACGAGCGCTGAGTTCGTTGTAGGACCAAGTTCGATGCCGGTGCCACTGCCGGAACACGAATATCGGCGCCTTTATCTCGAACGTGAACGCCACTGCCTCGAATGGCGTCGTGTGATGATTCTTCCACAAATATCGAAGCAGCTTCGCATCCGATCCCTGATCTTCCCCTGCGCGCCACGCAGCGTCGTAAGATACGCGCGCGGCACGAACGACTGACAAATCCGATCCCATGCTATCGACCAAGCGAACAAAACCGTGATCAAGAACGTCAACTCGTTCCACTGTCGATCTCCATGATGCTGCGCTTCAGATAGTTGGCCTGATCCAGGCATTCCTCGTAGGCATGCTGAAGCCAATCGCGCAAATTAAGATCCGTGCGATCGAGCGTCACGCCATACTTGGCAATGCCGAACTGGGAACGGCGCAGGAGATCAGCGCGCACCGCTTCGACAACTGAATCAACCGCCATGTACCTTCTCCTTCAAGGCTTCAACGATCCGCTCGAACACGGGCTCCCAGCGCATGTCGTCGGACTGCTGGAAGAAAGTAGTTTTTGGCGTCCACAATTTCGCGTTGCCAGATACTCCCGCTCGATAATCTCGCCCCAACCAACTGTAAGGAATCCAGCATTCATGTCCGGACATAGAGCATATATGACCGAGCGCGGATTCGCATGACACCACAAGATCCAAGCCAGAGAGGATCGAAACGGTATCGGCAACATCGCGTA